TGCGGCCCAACGCTGTTGCTGCGCCACATGCTCGCATTGACGGCGAGCGGGGCCATGACGAAGGTCGAGCGCCAATGCTGGATGAGCCGGGCCGGGAAGCTGTGCGGCCCCGACCACGTTTTCCTCGATAGATCGAACCAGAACTCCTGAAACGGCTCGCCCGGGTCGGAACCGTGCTGCACGGTGATCCGCAGGACCGCGACATTGGCCTCGGCGCAGATGCGAGAGGGAAACTTGGCGTATTGGAAAGGGTGCGTCACGCCCTGCCCGTCCATACCGATAGGGTCCGTCACCGAGCCGTCCGGGCGCACGAAGCGCAACCCCTGCGGCGACATGAAAGCGGTGCCAAGGCTGCACGGGATCACCGAGAGCGGGGCTAGTGTGCCGGTAGCGACCGGCAGGAGGTTCATCGCTAGATTGTTGGTCGAGGGATCTCCGGTGATCTGGCGCATCTGCGCCTCGCCCTGAAAGGCGATGAGGCCCTCCACGATGCCGCCAACGAGGGGTGATGACAGCTCGATTGGGGCGATCATCGTGACCGCCACCCCGTCGTTGGTCGTCAGCGCCTGCACATTCGGCTGGTTCGAGCGCCGGCACGGAAACCCGCTGTCCGAGAACGGGATGCCATCGAGACCATCGGCGAACCATGCGCGCCCGTTCATCTCAGCAACGGCAAGCGGCGTCGAGGGGAGCGGGTTGCGGTCGCAATCCCCGGCCCCCCACTGCGGCGCGGCCCGGGTGCCGCCGGCAATCGTCAGGCTGACGCCGTTAGCGGTTGCGGACGCATTCTGCGAGAGCGTGATCGTCGCTCCGGTGAAGGTGAGATCGACCGTCGCGGGCGCGACCTGCGATGCCGCCGAAAGCGTTATTAACGAAACCGTATCGAAGGTGATCGAGACGCCTGTCGCCGTCGCTGTGGCGTCGTTGCTCATGGTTATGGCGATGCTGCGAAAGAACAACTGATCGGCGGCGACCGTGCCTGTCGTCGCGTTGTTGACAACGACGGTCACAGCCGAAAACGAAACCTGGATTCCGGTGGCGCTGCCCGGTGCCCCTTGGTTGATCGTGACCTGCGTCGGACTGTCGACCGAAAGGACGATCCCAACTCCCGGGATGCCCAAATAATTGACGGCCATCCCGACCGCGACTCCGGCGGTCGAGGCGAGGTTTGTGATAGTCTGCAAGCCAACGGTGATGTCGCCAAAGGTGAAAAGGCTGAACGGCGTCGCCGTGACGACCTTTGTGCCGGCGGCGATGAAGGCCCCTCCGGTGACGAACTGCCCGGCGGCAATCGTGCCGGACGCCTCGGAAACGATGATGGTCGTCGTCGTGTCGGTCGCACCAACCGCCCCGAAATTGATGTCGACGATGCTGAGGATCGTTGTGTTGGCCGGGATGCCCGCACCCGTAATCAGGTCGCCGATGTGCGGGACACCGTTTGCCGGATCGAGGTCGTCAAGCACGTTGTTCGAGTGCGTATCGCCGGTCGTCGCAAACGGCGTCTCGACAACGCTGGTTACGGTCGTCCCGGCCGGAACGCCAAAACCCGCCACATCCTGACCGACCGCGATGCCGGCGGCCGAGGCCAGGGGGACGAAACTGTTGCCGCTAAGGGTGCCATGCAGGACAACAACGACGGCCGCGGTCGCAATGACGCTGGTGTTGGCCGGAATGCCGCTGCCGGTAATCGCCATCCCCGACTGCACGCCGAGGATCGAGGGGTTGCCGTCGATCAGCGTGTTGCTGTGCGTATTGCCGAACGTCGTCTCGGTGAAACCGGAGACATCGAACCAGCCAAACTTGATCGCCCCGCCGGGAAAGCCCGGGTGGCAGACGATGATGCGGCTGGCGACCTGCGCCATAATCGGCGGCACCCAATCGCCCGAGGCCGCCGGGGAAGTGGGCGTGTTGGCGTTGGTGATGCCCGAGACCGGCAGGAACACGTCGTTCGCCAGGTCGTAGCAGAACGGCTCGTCCTTGCCGGGATTGAGCATCGAGGCGACCATTCCGTATTCGAGATCGCCGACCGTCAGCATCGCCGAGAGAACGCCTGCGCCGGTCGGCGCGTTCGATCCGGTGAAATCGGTCTTGATCTTGGCGGCCGGACGCGGCACGTAGATCCCGGCGGTCGAGGGGTCGGGGATCAGGTTTATCAGATCCGACATCGCGCCCGGGAACGAGTTGGTCCCGTCCGCCGCGTCAGTCAGCCCCTTGAAGACCCACTTTATCGGTGCGCTATTCGGGATCGAGGAGGGCACAGATCAGCACCCCCACCCCATCGTCTTCGTGTCCCTGAGCCCGCGCCCACCACCGCCGCCGCGTCCGTAATTCCGGCCGTCAAGCTGCACCGCCTGGCTGCGGTTGGTCTTGTCGTCCGAAAGCCCGAGGTACTTGCCGAGCTTCTTGTCGGCGCTCGCCTCCATCGTGTCTTTGCGGGCGTCGCCGGTGATCGGCATCTGAAACGAGGCCAGCTTCTCGATCAAAAACCCCTCGTTCGGAAACCACGGGATCACCCCGTCGTCGATGATCGGCGGCATCTTGCGCTGATAGCGCACCGTCACTGGGTAGGGGCCGAGCGGCGCCGGATAGACGTAGGCGAGCGGCGGGTATCCGAAGAAAACGCTGGAATCCGGGTTGGTGATCGTCGCCGCCTGGGAGAGCGTGATGTTGAGGCCCGAGATCGTAATCGTCGTTCCCGGCACGATACCCTCGCCCGAGATCGACATGCCGCTGAGGATGCCGGTCGCCAAGACAACCGTTCCCGCCGTGCTTCCCGCCGTCAGGTTCGCCGATGTCGAGATGACGATCTTCTGGACCGCCATATCGGTACACCAGAGATTCGGCGTCGATTGGCTCGGCAACTTGGCATAGAGGTCAAATTCGGCGAGATCGATTGGGGTCATAAAGATAGGCTGCGCCGCCGGCAAGGTCGGGGCAGGGTAGAGATACCAGGCCGAGCGGGTGACGCCGCGTGCCCCGGACGAACCCGAGGTTCTGAGATAGTCGAGCGGTAGGGAGTAGGGGCCGCTACCGAACAGCGAGGTCAGTTGCGGGTCGAAGTCGAAATTGAACTGGCCGCGTGCAAGCGCAAGGTCATGCACCTCGCAGAGGTCGGACAGGATCGCGTTGATCCCGTCGAGACCCTGCGGGGCCATGCCGCGGCCCTTGGCAATCTGGTTGGCCCGATCGATGATGGCCGCCGCGGTGAGCACGGATCATTCCGCCGCCATCTTCGATGGCTCAACCTCATCGAGGTCGAGCGGCTCCTCGCCGCGCAGCAGCCTCTTCCAGAACGGGATGCGCTCTTCGCACCCGGCGATCTGTGCCTCGATCTCGAAGATGCGCCCCTCGATCTGCGAAACCGCACTGAGTTCCTGCGGCGCCGCCCGTGTCGCATCTGCATCGCGCCGGCGCGAGGGGAAATTCGCCACCTTGGACTCGATCGTGTTGCGCGTTGCAACCAGCCTCGCCTTTTGCTGGGCAAGCAGCTTGCGATTGGAGAGGAGGGCGTTCTGGTCGAGGCGCAACTGCTCGAAGGCGTCCTGCCGGCGCGCGGCGGCGGCAATCACATCGAGCTTTTTGTTCAAGTCGGCAAACTCGATGTTGTCCCCGGCAGACAGCACGAAATTCATGCCCTTGCCGCTTGGACCGATCGGGCTCGAAAAGCTGATCTGCATCCCCGGTATCTCGACCGGCCGCACCACCGTCTTGTCCTCGCCGCTCATGCCGATGTCCTGTTGTTGATGAAGCCGGTCGCCGTCTGGCGCAGTCGCGATAGCCGCCCGCGCCCCTGGAAGTCGAGTTCGTTCTGATGGGTCGCCCATTCCTGGGAGCGATAACTCTCGTATTCCGCCATCGTGCCGTCGATCTTCTGGCCGTGAGGGAGAAGACGACCGTCGATGCGCATGCCCTCGTCGATCAGCGTCCCAGAATTGCCGGCCTCGGGCATATTGACGACCCACGAGACCTTGCGGTTAAGCCGCTCTCGCTGGGCAGCGGCGGCAAGCTGCTCGGCCGGGATGAGCCCGGCCACGGCCTGAGCATGACGCTGCGCCCGCTGCCCGGCGATCTTCTTTGCCGCGGCGCGCTTCGCTTCGGCGGCGCGCTTGATCTCGAGTTCGTAGATGGTGCGCAGTTCGATGTCCGTCAGCACCGCCCGCGTCTCGGCATCCTGAGCCGCGAGAAACGCCTCGAACGGATCGGGAAGACCGGCCGCGGGCGGATCGGAAATCCCCATCCCGTCGTCGACCTCGATGATCGGCTGAGGTGCCTCGCCCTCGCGCGGCACGGCCGGCATGAGCGCCGGCTCTGGCTCGGGCGCGGCGGCGGCTGCAACTCTCGCCTCGGCGGCCTCAAGCCGCTTCAAACGATGGCGCTCCTTGACTGCCGCCGAGTGAGCGTCTCGTTGTTCCTGTGTCCAGGCAGGCATGAAAACTCCTACGTCAAGGTCCAGGGGCCGGCGGACAAGCCATAGGAGGTCAAGAGAATGACCTGTCCGCTCGTTCCATCCGTCGCCACGATGTCACCGGGGCGCAACTCGAGCGGCCCTGCTCGGTTGGGCACATAAAGAAACCCCTCCTTCACGAATCCGCCGACTCCACCGATCTGCGCCACCGGATGTGACGAGTTGATGTCGTCGAGAATGAGGGCATTGAGCGCCGCCACATCAGCCGTGGGCGTCGCCATGCCATTCCAGACAAGCGCAGTAAGGCTGTTCGATGCGTTGGTGCCGAGGGTGCGCAGGGCCATTACGGGCTCCCGGTCTGCCAGGCGTTGATCTGGGCAAGGATGTCCGCCGTGATGAGCGGCGTGCCGGTCGCCGCCGCAAAATCGCTGGCGATGGTCTGCAACGCCGTCAAGAGGTTCGCCTCGGTGATCGCGCCCGCCGTGCCCGGCACCATCGTTGCATCGTTCATGAACAGCATCTGCCCATTGCCGAGCGAGCCGGCGCCCTGCGGCAGCGGGCCGACGCCGGGATTGTTGGCCTGCGGCTGCCCCATGAGGACGGTGCCGGTGCCGGCCCCGACCTGCATGATGCGAACCTCGACTTCGATTCTGACTTGCGACATATCAATCTCCTAGAAGCCGGAATGCCCGGCGAGGTGCGAGCGAAGGCGGTAGCCTTCAAGCGCCCAAATCTGATTGCGCGCATCATCACGAGCGATCTTTTTGCCAAGCTCCGCATCGAAATTGGCGGACGACGCCGGCGCGCTCTTGCCAACAACCTGAAAACCATTTTTCAGCGTCAGTGCGCACACCGTTAGCGCAGTGCCATCAAACACATGATACTGCTCGGCGGCGATCTGCCCGTCGATATGCGCCGGGTTGAGCCTCGTGGCATTCAAACCCTTGGCTTGGATTTCGGCCTCAACAGCCGCTTCGTTTCTCGACATGGTTTGCTTCCTCTACGGGATGCCGGGAACCGCCCGGTACGGATTAGCCGAACGCGCCTGTGTTGCTGGCCGAGCACTCGATCCGGGCCATCTTGCGCTGGTCGAGGATCGTCCACCCCTCCATGAATTTGTACCCGATCACGCGGAGCTGGTCGAGTTGGTCCGCCTTATCGGCCCCGCTCGGGCGCAGCCATTGGACGCCTTCCAGCTTCAGGCAGGCGAAGGCCTCGCGACCGAAGATGTAGACGGGGTAGACGGTGATGCCGCTGGTCGGCGCGGCCGGCGGGATCATCTGGGCGCCGAGGCCGGTGATCGTCACGACGGTCCCGGGCGGGATCTCGATCGCCTGGCCCGCGAACGAACCCGTGGTCGGACCGGACGTGGTGAGGCCCAATTGCGATGGCAGCGCGCCCGAACCGACGCCGACATAGACCGCAAAGGTGAAGCCTGGGGTCGAAGGCACCGTGACCTGGATGCCGCCGGTCGTAACCGAGATGTCGGCGGAAAGTTGCGAAATCCGGCTCTCGTAGAATTTGGAATCGTCCCAGCCGGTCACAACGATCGTATAGGTGCCGGTGGTCAGGTTCCCCACCGCGTTGACCCCAGTCGGGGCATCGATGCCGAGCCAATTCGGGGCCATGTTGGTTTCACAGAACGTGATCCCGCCCCAATAGCCCATCTGGTTAGTGTAGAGACGGTCGATATCCGACCGGCTCCATGCGTTGACGACGGTCGGGTTGTTGCGCAGATCCTCCAACGGGAAGATCGAGGCGACGGCGACATAATGCTCGACGCCCTTGATCGTCTTCTCGGAATTGCGCGCGGTATAGTCGATCGAGCGTTCGACGGTCTCGCCAGTCTGCCCGTTCCATTTCTGCGCGCCAAGGTTCGAGAGGTTGGCGTAGGTCCGGTTGACATCGG